TCTTAGCGAATATGTTTTCTACTTGAACTGATTTTAACTTTGGTAGTTTTACACTCATTTATAACCCTTTAAATTTGTTAGAATCTACTCCCACTCTTATGTAGATTCTTGTGTTCTAATATCTCTTTTCTAAATTCTTCATCGTAAACAAACCTATCAAGTGTTCTGTTTACTAACTTCTGCAATGAAAATTCATTCTCTATTGTTTCGTTCTTGAATTTTTTATATAACTCATCGATTATCTTCACCGAAGTCAATTTTAAATTATCACTCATAATTTCTATTTCCTTGTTGTATATATGTATATATAATAAGTATAAACTTAATCAATAATAATATACTTTTTTTCTATTTTTTCACAATATGTGAGAGCCGATTTGGTTCCATTTGTAACCTCACCGTTTGTACAAAATGCAACTATATTATCACAATACTCAACTATTTCTCTGTTTCTTTTGTGATAATTCCATACCCTATAAGGTTTTCCGTAATTATAACTCTCTTTAACACAATGTAAATTGTGTGGATAGTGTTGTGGTGGAAATTCACTATAATTCATATCAAAATCTAAAGTAAACTTCTTAACATAACCATCTACTCCATCTTTTTGTCCACCACTTACTATTATTAAATCATCTCCAACTTTTTCTTTTAACTTGAAGATAAAATCTTTTACCTTTCGTTTATTGGTGTAGCTTCTACTCCCTATAATCGCTATCTTCACCATCATTCCTCTTTTGTTTTTTCTTTGTAGGTTTATCTTTATCCATACTTACGAAATCAAATGTTTCCTTGAAGTCTTGTATACCATTTAGTATTCCATCAACTCCTGTATTGTATCTGAAAGCAAACCTATAATAAGTTATATTATCATAAAATCTTACTGGTATTATATCATACCAAATAAAATCTCTTTGTGCATCAAAAAACTGAGGTCTAATTATTGTTTTAAAATTATGGTGTGGTATCCTATCCCATTTGGATATAAAATCTTTTGTGTTGATTTTATCTGATTTATCATACCAAAAATATAACTTTAGATTTGGTACTTTATTGCAACAAGCTGATAGCTTCTCGATAACTTCATCTTCTTTTGAAGTACCCACGAAATCTGGCATATAAACTCTTAATGTTACATTTGGAATATTCATACTAATAACTATAACCCCTTACATAAAATACATTTTTTATGCTTCTCACACTTCTCATAATCGTTTGCAATAATAACACCATCATCATCATAACACTCATCCATAAACTCTTGTAACCTCTTCATAACTCGGTTAACACTTGGTGTTCCACTTGCTGGTGTAAATACTTGTATCCTCTTTTGTGGGAAGTCCATATTCTCATACAATCTTCGTTTTAGAATAAAGTATTCTACATCAATCTTATCCATAGGAATATCTCGTTCCTTTGAGAAGAATTGTTTGTACAATAATAACTGATTGGTTTTGTTCTTATCTGCCTTTTGGTATTTATTCCAACCCATTGTAGCAGTTTTGATATCAATAATCTTTACACGACCTGTAACTTTGTTATGTAATACCACATCCATGTAACCAACGAACTTTAGATTCTTAGGTAATTCATAACCCAACCCAATCTCAATACCTAACATTTCAGTATTCTTTTTAGGGAAGTGGCTTGATTTTCTTTTCTTGAACTCTTCAATAATGTTAATACCATCATTGTAAAATTCTTTCATCTCTTGAAGTGTAACAGGAAACTCATCACCATGTTGAGCAATAGAGGCCTTGTAACCCTCTTCCATTCTGTACTTAAATATATCAATCAATGGTAAGTTATCCGCCTCTTTGATGGTTCTTTCATAATAACATACTAAATATGCTTGGATGGTTTCATGAATGGCAGTACCAAATAGTGTGTAGATATTACCTTTAAAGGTTTGTTCTTTATCTACATAATCGAGTTTCCAAGTATAAGGACACTTATCCCACTTGGCAAATTGTGAATAACTTATTTTGCCCATTTACCACTCGCTACTACTTGTGCCATAACTCCATAGTTTGATATATCTGAATAACTATCTACCAAACCCTCACCCTTTAGTGAACCATCATCACCTCTAAGTAGTATGGTTTTAATTCTTTCTACTTTGTCATTAATCCTAAACCAAATTCCCATCAGAGATAATCTCTTATCTTCATCATTAACTAATGCAGTTCCAACTGCAATATTCTGTGGGCCATAGTCATGTTGTTTGTGTAAGAACAATTCATATTGTTCTCGTTGAATCCTTTTGAATTCTGATGTCATCTCTGGATATTTTTGTTCCATATAATCGATAACATCCACCTTAGTTTTACCTTTAGGTGTATCTTTGATAACCTTTACCATTTTATTCTCCAATTAAGTATGTGTTAATATAACACATTTTTACTATATAAGTCAAGTCTTTTTTTAAATAATCTCATCAATGATTCCATAATCTAAACATTGTTTGGCATCTAAGTATGTATCATTTCTTTGTGTAAGTTCCCAAAACCTTGCATCCTGAGTAGTTATTTCACCCATCAGTTTATTAATTTCACCTTGTAGTGTTTTTAAGTGGTCAACACCTTTCATAACATCTGTAGTTTTACCTGCCTCAAATGCTGAACCCTCGTGAACCATTACGGTTGAGTGTTTTGTCATTGTTCTTGTACCTGTACCACTTGCCAATAATACTGAAGCAGCACTCATACAAGCACCAACACAATGAGTATTTACTGGTACGGATAATCCTTTAACATAATCAACCAAACCTAACATGGCATAAACATCTCCGCCATATGATGCAATCTTTAGATTGATTGGTGTGTTAGGATTTACTCGAACTAAATAATCACACTTAACCATTGTGGAATATAATGAATCTATATCAAACTCATAATTCATATAAGTGGTATTTGTTTTAGAGTTTACACCCCATTCCATTTCTTTCATGTAGAAAGATTCTTCATTTCTATAATTACTTCCCATTACTTACTCCATTTCATTTATAGGTTTTTCTTTATGTCATCAATAACTTTATTGATGTTTTGTTTTTTGTAAATCTTATTTATCTCACTTTGATATTGGTGAATAAACTTATTTCTAAAATATAAATATGAATCACCAGATTCTATCTTAATTTTATCTAAATCTTTTTCTAAAAAAAACTTTGGTCTCCAACCACTATAGAATTTTTTTTCGTAAAAATACTTTTCAATGTTATTTCTCATAGTCCAATAATCAAGAGAGTGGGCCTTTAATTCAGACTTATTAATATAAGCTTGAGCACTATCATAATGCCATTGTGATGCACTACCATCAGGAACTCTTGGTTTTTCTAACCTATGTACATGAGTAAACTTTGTCATATCATTATATTTGATAACACAATTATTTAATACGGCCTTTATGATTATAGCCTGTTCTTCTTGTGGTTGTATTGCAACTCCACCTAAATCATTATATATTGATGCTCTAAATGTTTTTGGCCATACTGAACTTCCATCATCCACCCTATACAATAAATTATCATCTAAGGTTTCTTTAGTTCCTTTTTTTACTCCCCAATTTATATCAAAATTTTTAAAGTACCACTTTCCCAATAAATCATTCATACTTTCTAATTTATTTAGATAAGGTTTCAGTACTGAAATATCAATTACTCTTTCGAAACTTGAGAAATTATAATTATCACAATTCGTTATCAATATATCTAATCTATCCTCACCTTCTTCTATCGGATTCAATTGAAGTGGGTTTTCATATTTTGATGGATTCTTAAATGTTTTTATTACTTCCTCAACATAATGATTTTCAAAAATATTATCCGCTCCAAAAAATGCAACTATTCCATCATTAAAATCCTCATAATCACTCCATCTATATAGTGAATAATCCATACCATATTTTGCTGCCAAGGCTGCACTTGCAATTTCTTTAGGAAACTTTACATTTATTAAATGTATATTATTATGTTTGTATCTATCTAATTTTTCTTTTACTATATCTTCAGTATTATCAAACTCTTGTTCCTTTGGACAATTATTTATAATCAATACTTCGAATTCATCTGGTGATATTGTTTGATTGATTAATGAATCTAAACAATCACCGATATAATTTTCTTCCTTGTAGGCCAATATAACAAGTTGATACTTAACTTTATGATGTATAGTATTATCATTGACAACTAAATTATTATATTCTTCCCTATATGATAAAGGAATTTCCCTTAAATAGTCATACATAATATATCCTTGTAGTTATCAACTCTTTTCAGTTCTTTAGTATCTAATGTACAATCATCACAAACATCTCCGTTTTTCTTTGGAAACCTACAAGACCAAGTATGTTTCAAGATATCTATGAAATTAAAAGATTGTGCCATGTTGACCATCTCTTCTCTATAAGTTTCTACCAATGGTAATACCCAATTCTTATACAACCATAATTCTTTTATCGAATCACTATGTACCTTAAACTTTTTATTTAAATGCTTTCGTACCAATCGTGTTGATAAACAATAATCTTCTCCATCCTTATCTGCTTCCCACGCAACAGATATATCTTTATCTAAATTTAAAGAAAATTGTATCATATACAAACTTTGGTCTGGTCTATCAGGTCTTGAATTATACTCATCACAAATAACTTTTGAATCATTTAAGACTTCAGAATCAATTTCAAATTCTTTAACCAAATTCACTTTAGGAAACAACTCTTTGGTGTATGGGAATTTATCGATAATCATTTCTCTTAATTTATTCATTACTTCTACTTCTACTAATCTACTATATCTACCATAACTTTTTCTACCATATGGGTCATTATCAACAGCATTCAATTCATTATCAATCATACAATTATGAAAATTACTTGAATCAAATCTATTGTAATTATGTTGATAACCATCACATGGAAAATTCAAATAGTATGTTTCAATTGGTTTCTTTTCTATAATTAACCTTTTACAAACTAAGAATGTAGAATCAAATCCACCAGTCCAATAAATATTCTCCACTACTTCGTCCATATCTTTTTTAATTGTTTATCATCTACTCCATATCTCATTATGATACTGATAACTTGTTCTTTAGTCAAAATATCTAAGTGCTGTTCTACTTCTCGTGTACTACATTGAAAGTAATCTACTAAATGTTCCATAGCCCACTTCTCAACTTTTGATTTCTTTTTAGATTTCGTATACTTTAAGAATGTTCTACCTCGTGGTAACATATCTATGTAAAATTGATACACATTCTTAGGATTCAATTCCCAATACTTTTGTATTTCATTTACAACCTGAATCCACTCTGATTTCATACTAAGAAAACGATGAACCATATAGTTGCTCCAGCTTTTCTTATCACCATCATTGAGTGAATCCCAATACAATGTGTTTTGTACATTTGTTATTTGTTTAATATGGTCGAATAACGATTTTGTTTTCATAATAACCTTTTAGATATAAATAAATATAGAACTTATAAGTCAAAATAACAAAAATCTTTATTCTCTTCATAAAAAGTTTTCAGTTCTTGCCAGTTCTCAATATTTTCATAATTCGTTTGTGTATTTAATTTCACACCTGAAAAGAATCCAAATAAATCTTCATAAAATAATATCCTTGAACTCTTGTGATTTTTTAAATAATCAATAACCTTGATTGATGCTTCTTTAATACCTTGTATATCTTTTTTTATATCTTCAACCTCAATCTTTTCAATTTTTAACTTGTTGTATTCATCTTTTTCTTTTTGTGAAAATGTTTCAACTCCAAAATCTATTGGTCTCCACTTATCCGTTCTTTTTGCTAAGTTCAATGAAATTGCCTGTTCAAATACATTTCTTCTTGATAAGAAAAAAACAATATCATGAGAATCTATCAAATCTAAATGTATTTTTTTCTGTGGATAAACACCATACTTGATTCCAAGAGTATTTTTATCTTTGTATATTCTATCTAAAAATTCTGTAATACCTAAACCACTAACTAATTTATTGAGATTGTCATCAAACCCAAACTCCCATACAAATTTCTTTGATGAAACTTCTTGTAGTGTTTTACAAAACTCTGTTGTACCACTACGACTACAACCTAATACTAATACTTTATTTAAATGCATTTCCCAACATCCAAGTCAATACTGAATATCTAACACCACTCGTTAATGGTGATACTCTATGTCCTAAGTAAGATGGAAACAATATAATACTTCCTTTTTTTCTACTACCTACTGCTAAATTCTCTCCTGTTTCATCAGTCATACTAAATTCAAAATTTCCACCCTCATAATCATTTCCATCAGACAACTGAACAATTGCAGTGATTTTACGAACTGATGTTTCTTCGTTTCCTATATCTAAATGCCAATCGTATTTACCTGTATCCTCGTATCTTAACATACGAATATTGGATAATTGATTTGATACATCGAAGTTAAAGAATAATAAATTTGCCATTTCACAAGCCATATTTATATTTTTGTTTAGATTGAATCCACCTGATAGTATCACATCGTCCTTAAATCTAACCTCTTGAACTTTACGAACACTTTCATTTACTACATCAGCACCACTTCCTGTATAAGTTCCTGCTACCGTCGCTTTATATTGTTCTGAATTATCAAACATTTTGATTAGTTCATCACATCTTTGTTCAGTTAAAAAGTTATCTTTGTGAACTACAAACTTAAAGTTTTTCTTTTGTGTTATATTCTCTATCATCTGAAGTGGTCTCCGATGAATAATTCTTGTAAAACATATCTTGTTCCTTTAGTGACTGGTGTAACATTATGAGATAAGAATGTAGGAAATATTGTTAGAGAACCTTTTAATTGGTTCATTGTATACCACTCTTTTGTATGTTTATCTTGGATACCAAATTGAACTTCACCACCCTCGTATTCACTTGGGTCTGTCAATTGAACGATTGCCACAAGTTTTCTATTGGAACAACTACCTGCATTGAAATCTGTATGCCAACCATAAAATCCACCCTCGTGATATTTTATGAGTTTCAATTCATCATCAGCACCTTCAATATCAAACTTAAAAACACCTTGATTAACCATTTTTACAACTTGATATATTTTATCTTGTAACCATTTCCAATCATTATTACATTTATCAGGTCTTAATCTATTATCTGGTTGGTCAAATAAATACCACTCCTCTGTAACTCGTATCTCTGGTATGATTGCTGCTTCACCACACTCACCACCAACTCCACCTGTTACAACTTCTTCTGTTGTGGTTATTTGTTCTATTAATTCATCACACTTTTCGTGTGATAAAAATGTAGGTATTTGTATTGAGTATTTGAAATCATCGTTTAGTTTCATTTACAACCTTTTTAGTTTTTATTAAGGTGAATTGTGAGTTACAATATCATGAGCAATAATAGTTCCATAATCTTGTTCTAACAAGTTATATGTTGTATATTCTCCCTCAATTTTATTGATTTCTACAATTTCTACCCATCCATCTATATCTCTAACATAATCACCAACTTTTATAATACCACCACCATCTTGTAAAAATGTTGGATTGTTTTCACCAATTGTAGACCAACCTTTATCTCTCAATAAAAATGGATGGTTATCAGTTGCTTTAATTGTTTGTCCACTTTCAACTTTGATTCCATAACAATTATCATGTAGTTTCTTTCTTATAACATTTACTTTACCCTCTTTAAACTCTTCAGTTTCTTCATCGTATTGTAAAATACTTTCACCTAATTCTACCTCATCAATTCTTTTATAAACACCATCTCCCATATTAATTACTTGGTCTTCCATTAAACAGAATTTGTTATGAACTAATACATCATTTGCAAAATAGTTATGGTTTGTTGTTATTTCTAATGAATAAGTTTGGACTGGATTTATATCTTCAACAATATTAGTAATTTCTCTTTCCACTAATTTACCATCACGAAGTTCTAAACACTTATCACCAACTTCTAATTGGTTTGATTCTATATCATATCGTTTTTTAGTCCACTCTGGTTTATATGAACTCCAACCCTTTCCAACAACCCAATAAGGATGGTCAAAGGTATTTTTAGTAGTTTTACTATTAAAACTTATTTCTATAATATCAGCATGAATTGGCATATCAATCGTGGTAACTTTACCTGTCTGAACTTCTTCATCTTTGAAATTATAATTCATAACTTCATCACCAATTTCAACTCTTTCAATAACTTTTGTAGTTCCATCACCCATAGTGATTGGTGTTCCTGCTACAAAACATTTCGGTGGAATATTATGAACCAATATATTTGATTGGAAGTAAGTATCAATATCCTCAACATCTAATGAATACCAAAGTTCATCACCATCATGTTCTGTCTTTGATACAACTTCTACTTCATTACCACTTGGGTCTAAAAGATAATCTCCAGTACTAATAACATCTGTTGTTATCCATTCCCAAGTATCTCCTTGTTTTACAAAATATCTAACATCACTACTTGCCTGTTGTAAATTATAAGGTGCTTTAATACTATCATTGATTAAATAATATCCATAATTTTTTGTGTTCATTGCTTCTACAACAATAGAACCTTGTGTTGTGGAACCACTTAAATCTGTTGTGGTATAAGATAAATAATCTTTTGTTTCATCTGGCATTCCATATGGTTGATAACTTAAAACAACATCTCCAACTTCAACATCTTGAACTTGTTTTGTTGAACCATCATACATTTTAATTAAACTACCACTTGCAGATGTTTTTGCTCTTCGTGATATATAATCCCAACTATCTGTTTTTGTCGGTTTTAGTTTAATATCTTTACCAGCATCTCTATCACCAAACACAACAACCTTTTCTGGTGTCAACATAAAATCTATTTTACCTACACCCAAGAATGATTGCCCCTCTTTATAACTTCCACTATGAACAATATATTCTTCTATCAAAGAACCACTATCAACTCCGTTTTGATAACTTGAACTTGTTGAATTGTATGTGTAAAAACCAATTTTATTAGTTTGAATACTCGAATCTTGAGTTGCAGTTTTAACTACATAATCTGGATAATTATTATTTGGTGTATAATTATCCTTATCAAATAATGATATCAAAGAAGAACTAAATGGTGAATTACCCAAGAATGTTCTAAATGTAGTTTTATTAAATGAACCACTAACTATACTTTTTAAATTATCATCACCATACCAAGGCGTTTGTATAAATAAGTGGAAACTACCTGAATATTGTGCTTGACCTGTTTGTGAAAAATAAGTGTGTGATGTATTATTGTTGTATTCAAAATTGGTCGGTATATCATGTCGTGCAAAACTCTCACTAATTAATGGTTGTTGAAGTGTTGATGGATTTTTTTTACCATTCTGATTAACTCCGTAAACATAAGTAGTCGTATATCCTTTTTCATTTGCATAATCTGATATTACATCGAAGTAACTACCTGTTTGTATTGCTGCACTACCAATAATTCCAATGTTGGTATTCATTTCTATAAATTTTACTTCGTTGGAACCACTTTCTATGACATAGTCTATATTACCAAGAATTCCAGCATTTGATAATGATGGCCATCCACCAGCACTACCTGTAATATAATTTATAAATTCTTTTGTTCTTGTTATCTGCGTTGACATATTGTTTCCTTAATTCCTATAAAACTTTTCATATATAAATATCAAATATCATCAATTTCGGTGAAAATATCTTCTTCTATAACCGATAATGCTGGTGTGTTCCACCAATCTAATTTAATTGAGGCAGTATTTAATCCTCGTTTTTTGATTTCATTACACCTTAACCAAACTAAATCTTTTCCTAACCCCTTACCTCTATGTTCTGGAAACACATAACGATTACATAAATAAGGATATTTTCTATCCCAATCTATAAAGCACCAACCACCATTAACTAAGTAAAATGTCCAATTTTTTTCTAATCTATCTTGTAAATCAGACATATCCCACTCTGTCCAAGGTCTTCCAAATGAATCTTGGAAGTTATTTAATTCTTTTTCAATAGATTCTAATTGACAAGGACTAAATTTATACTCATCAAACTCTAAATAAGTACGAGTTTCTCGTGGTTCGTAATTACTTAAATCTATCTTGTAATACATTTACTCTCCTTGTTGCAAAGCAGTACTCATCATTTTCTTTGGTATTGAACCACAACTTCCACAACTGAATACTTGAATTGGTACAATAGCTTCTTGACCTGTTGGTGATACCAAAGGTGATATTCTTTTTAAGAAGAACGATTGTATGAAAGATGCATTATTACATTCTTCACAAGTTATTGTTTCAGCATCACCCAAATCTATTTGTGGTGGTGGTGTTTGTTGGTCTTGTTGACCTACGAATTTTCTTTTATCACTCATTTTATTTTCCCTATTAATTCTATGAACATTGCCATAATATTTATCTCTTTATCCACAACTACAGCATCTGATTGTTGATACTCGGCCAGAACTAAAATACATTCTGCCACATAACCCTTACCCCAATCATCTACAGTATCAAACATTAATCTGAATAAATCAGAGAAATCTGTTACCTTTGAATCGGCCAATAGTTGTCTTATATTCTTAAATGAATTCTTTTTATCTTGTGTTTTCAAGATTTCTAATACTTGGTTCTTATAATCATTTTGGATACTCATTCCCTCATCAATAATTAACTTACCATTTACAACTTGTCGTTGAGCACCATTGATTACTCTTCTCAAATCAGGAAACCCACCATTAACTATGGTTACAATATCATCTACCTTTGCATCTACATTTTCTTTTTGTAAAATATCAGATACATGAATTGCAACTTGTTTTCTATCTGGTGGTATAATCTGAAATGATTGACATCTTGATTGGATTGGGTCAATGATTCTCTCTACAAAATTACAAGTTAAGATAAACCTACAATGTTTTGAGAATGTTTCCATTAGGTTTCTTAAAGCTGCCTGAGCATTTGGTGTAATGTAATCACACTCATCCAAGATAATAACTTTCATCTCTTGGAATCCAAGTGTTGAGGCAAAGTTCTTTACTTTCTCACGAACTACATCTACACTATTCTCATCAGAAGCATTAATATATAGATAATCACAATCTATATTATTAACGAGTAATTTAGCGAGAGTGGTCTTACCCGTACCAGCCCTTCCATACAATAGAAGATGTGGTAAGTCTCCACTCTCCAAATAGACCTTAACTTTACTTTTTAGGTGTTCATTACCTATGTAAGTGTCAAGGTTTGAAGGCCGATACTTTTCTACCCATAAGGTATTTTTAATTTCATCCATTTACAATTTTCTCCATATCCAAATTGGTTCACAAAATGTTTTCTCTTTAGTTTCTTCTGCAAGTTTCAATGATTCTTCGGTGAACCTTTCATCTGAAGCAGTTCCTGCTCCACCACTATTAGGTCGTTTGGCCATTTCCATTCCAATACAACCTTTATACTCTGAATCACTAAATGTACTTAGGAAATCATTCATTGGATTACAAATCTCTAACCAATGTTTCCCACCAGAATTTAATCTCTTCTGTTTAGCACCACTACTAGCATATACATCACTAATGTTCACTAATAAATATCCACCACTTTTAATAGATGGCCATATTTTTTCTAAAGTTTTATGTAAGAACTTCTCGTTCCACTCTTCAATAGTTTTATATCTAACCCAACTCTGAGTATCATCATAACTATATCTCTCAACACCAAAATAAGGTGGTGATGTAAATACGGTATCATACATATTTTCTTTGTATTCAAAATCCTCTGCTGGTGATTCTACAAACATACTTTTTTTAGGAACCTCAAACATCGTTCTATGTTTATCATAAAACTCTGCCTGTTTATGATAGATAGGATGATTTTCTTTTCTTGGGTCTATCCCAATATAAAACTCACCTGTTTCACTACCATAGAATCCAGCCAATCTATCTCCCCAACCTGCTGAGAAATCTAAGATACTTTTACTATCTAATTTATCATACAATACTTTTGCAACATTAGGTTTGAACTGAGAACAAATATACTTTCTCAATCCTATCATTGTTCTAAAAGAACTACGATTTAAACTTGGTAACTTTAATGTATAAGCTGCTCCCATTAAACTGGTCATAAACTTTTCACTTTCCCAAGTTCTTTTTGGGCCAGGTGCAATTGTTCCATCCACACTCCAACGATTCTCTTGTTGAAAATAATTACTAGCTTTATTTCCTGTATTGATTCGTCTGAAGTATTGTTGTTTACCCTCGAACTCTAACCCATATCTATACTCCGTTCCCTCACGAGCAAACCAATCACCCTCTACCAAGATTTCATTGTGTCTCATACCTTTAAGGTTCATTAGTTCCTTGTAAGCATCTTTCTCTGAAATCTCGGCATAAGGTATATCATAAGTCATGGCCACTTTGGCGAGAGATTCTTTAACATCATCTTTATCAAATGTTTCCTTAATATATTCCCACTCTTTCTCATCTATAGAAAGATATGGTTCCATGTTTAGGAATTTATCGAAGTATTCTAAATACATTAATTCACTTGTTGTGAAGCAACCAAGTAGTATTCTGAAGAGTAATCATCAATATTAAAATTAATCTTACTCAATCCATCTTTACTAATCTTCAAGGATGCTGTTTGACATTCTTTGTTAGCACTTAGTATGTTTGCAAATATATTTGCATTAAATGATATCGGTTCTAACTCCACATAGTTTTCTACTTCTACAGGAATAGTAACACGATTACTTGCAACATTACTAAAACCAATAACTAAATCAACTCTATCATTTTTAGTAACGATAGTGAATGATTCTGTATCTGCCAAAGCACCTTTACCAGCAATGAATGTGTTTATAAAGTTTGCATCAACTTTAATATCCAAATCAAATTCACTTGGTAAGTTTTTCAGTTCAGGTGGTGTAGGGATAACACTCAAATCACTTAACATATATTTAGCTTTAGTTTTAAATTTAGTATCTTCCATATCAACACTAATAAATTTATCACCAGATGAAGTTAATTTAAAATCAACATCATCACCCATAATACCAAGTAAAGCTGAGAATTGTGGTGTATTATAGATACCTAAATCTGATGGGTCTATCCCATCAAACTTATCCAATACCACATGACCAACAACTGATTTATCACCTGAGATAAACCTTGTTGATAACTTGTTACCATTACTCGTCCACTTAACTGATTTGATTTCACCTCCAAGTGAATACTTATCGATGAATCTCTTTAGTTTAGTTTTACTCATAACCTTTTTCTCCTATTATTATTTTCTCTATATATACATATATACGAGATTGTTCAAAATCAAAAAAATCTTTCAATACTTTGAGTTTTATCAACTACTGCTTCCCAACTCATGGCCTCATAAAACATTCCTATCTTTTTACTCATGGCCTGTTCAAACATTCTATTACTATCTATCTTATTTTTAATTAAATCTAAAATCTGTGGTGGGTCTTCATAACCTTTGTAAGCAATTGTATCAAAACCAAACTCATTATCTTTTAAATACACCCACTTAATCTTATTCCCATTACCAATCTTTTCATATTTCCTACCCTCGTACCAATGTTGTAGTAATGAATTATAATTGATAGCGGCCTTAACATGAACTGGTGCTCCTTTCTTATAAGTACTGAATGATGATTCTTCATCTTTCACTTCATACTTTCCAATTCCTTTTACACCGATTGGATTTGCCATAACATCATAATGAAGTTCATTCATGTTTCGTTTAAATATACTGATTCGTTCATCAATCTTTTCTTTTGGAACCTTGGCAAGTACATCACCTAATACTTTACCCAACAAATCTTTCATAGCCACAGCAAAATTACTTCTGACTGTATCCAATCCTTTAACATGAATCGTGTTTACTTTTCTACCAGCATCATTAATAATATGTAAACCATATCTTTTCTTTGTGATGAATAAACCTGTAGTTGCAACCACCTCTTGTTTAATATCAAATACATGCTTATCTACTTCTACATTCAGAAACTTCTTGGCAAAGTAATTGTAACTCTGATTAAGATAATCTTGTACCTCTGCACATATTTCCATAATTCTTTGTGTCATCATAACTTCTGATAACTTTTCATTTGGATATCTTTTTTTAATTAAAGGAACTGCAGAGGCGAAAATAGAATCAGTATCTATGTATATAACATAATCATCGTTAGTACCAAGCTCTCGATTATAAAAGTGATTAGTTATCTTTTTACTGAACTTAATTAAGGCTTGACCAGTAAGGGTCGTCGCCTCTGCATTGTCTAAATCATAAAATCTAAATACAGGTAATCCCAATACACCATACAATGAGTTTAACAAAATCTTCTGTAGGTATTGTCTTCTATCAAAGTATTCTTCTTTTTCTTTATCACCCTCTTCATTAAACTTCTTCACGAGTTTTCTCATCTCAACTCGTTCATTGAACCATTTGGTTAGAAGTGCAGGAATCAATCCTTGTTTATCTGTACGATACATAACACCATTACTTGCAATACTTAACCCAGCAGTTTCTAAGTAATCAGTTAGTTCTGTATTTGGTATTGTACCTATCTCTTTACCACTACGATTACATAATGTATATTCTTTTTTCAAATCTTGTTTTAAATGTTGTTCAGCATCCCAACCCTCTATCTTACCAACTTTGGTTTCAGGTGAGATGTTTAGTGAACGAATAACACTTGGATACATACTTGTGATATCTAAATCGTATACCCAATCATGTCTACCTTTTTGTGGTGGTTGAACATAAGCACCTGCAAACTTCTCTTCACTATCAAACTTCTTTGGTCTTGGTGGTTTGTTAGGTGCAACTACTCCAATCTTTTTTAGATATACTAAAATAGCACCCTCAAGATATCTTGAACTCATCATCACATCTTCATAAGGAACATGACCAAGATGGGCTATACCACGAGCAATACCAATGAAATCTAATTTCTTATCTAATTCAACTAAGATTTTTACATCTCGAATGTTATATTCAATAAACTTATCTAAATCATTTTCATATAAGTCATTAAGTGTTCCTTGATACTCAATCTTTTTCATACCAACTTCTAACTCACCAATATAATCTAAACGATAACTTGATTGTTGGTTAACTGAGAATTTACGATATAGAGTTAGATAATCTAATGATGAAACACCAGCAATCGAATGTTTCTTTTTATACTCTGAGTACATCACATTACGAATAGGTGATAACATATCGGCAACTGATTTACCTAATACATTTACACTACGATTATATAGATAAGGGATATCAAAGAACTCAGAGTTCCAACCACTTAGAATGTGTGGTTGTATTTCGAGATATTTTTGGTAAAATTTTGTAAGTAGTTCATATTCTGTTTGGAATAATTCAACTATCTCGTGTTCATTTTCCCAATTTTCAAGTTTTCTTTTTTCATCTAAGGTATAACAAAAATACTTTTCTAAGTATTCATCATAGAATGCAATAGAAGTTATTCTCTCATTGGCCTTCATTACATCAGGAAAACCATCTACAACTTCTACCTCAATATCAAAAAATAAAGTTCTGATTCCCTCACTTACCTCATCGGAATCAGTATATTGGTCTACTAAAAATCTTGTTAATACAGGTACATCACTTTCAAATAAGTTAGGTGTATCACCATCCCACTCATAAATCTTTTTTACCTTATCACCATCCAATGTGAAATGTAGACCTGTTGGACTTTTTGTATAAGCGTATTTTTTAAATGGAATTTCGAGATGACCTTTTTTATCATCCCATAAGTGAATTTTGTTTCTTCTTTTTTCGTAATGTATTGCTTGGTACAATTAAAACCTCTTTAATATAAATAGATTAAAATAATCTGAAAGTGTAATTTATTTTTGATAAAAGGGGGATATATTTCAATCCCCCTAATTTTACCATTAGAAGTTAACAGAAACTCCAATATTTGCATATCTTGGTGTTCCTAAGAATACCTCAGCATTATGTGCGGCATGAACTTTATCACCCCACCCATTATATTTCGAGTTGTCAACCGCATCTTGTACGAATACTTCATCAAGAGCATTGAATAGATGAGCATTTAAAGAAATGTCATATCCCTTGATAGGAAGTTTATAAGATGCATGTAAATCAAGTTTTGAATAGCCAGGAGCTTCCCAAACTTGAGCTCTGTCCGCATCACCCTCAATCTCACGAGAATCAGGTGACCAGTCAGCATAATTTCTATCATATGTTTTGTAAAGAGCCTGTAATCTTAATCCTTTAACAGGTTTAAGTGTAACACCTAAAATATAAGATGTTTGTGGCATATCACCAACATATAATCCATCAAGTGCATAAGAGTAATCTGTGGTCTGAATACCAATTACTTGGTTCTCATCATTGTACTCTTGTTCTTGGTAAGTACCATCGGCATCACCATCGAACTTCCAATCACCATAAGAATAAATGAAATCAAGTTCAACCATATCATTTGGTTTTACTTTAGTTTCGATTTCAAGTCCTTTATGGTTTTGGTTAACACCTTTTAGGAAGATAATATCAGTATCACCTGAATCACCTTGACCAGTCTGTACTGATTTAGTCAAGTTTCTATCTTTCCAATCTGTGTTGTATGCACTAACTCTAACACCAAATTTCTCAGTACCAAAGTTGGCACCAAGTTCATTGTGTAAGAATTTCTCATTATCGGGGTCGGTAGCTACTACACCATCGTAGTAGATTACATTATCTAAGATAGGAGCCTTTTGAACATATCCACTATTAATGAATACTCCAAGATTCTCATTTACATTATATAATGCACCACCCTTTACTTGATAAGTAGAAATAGGGTCAGCTGTAATTACTTCATCTGCTACTGTGAAGTGGTCTTGATAACTATATTTAATAGAAGAAACTCCACCCATACCATATAGGTTTAGTTTTTCTGATGTATAGTTACCTTGTAAGAAACCACCAATCCAGTCTACAGTTGTTTCGTTATGATAAGCGATTATATCTCCGAGTCCAACTACTTTTCCGTCCTCGAAATTGTCATCAGCATAATCAACATAGTAATCTCCACCTAACAAATCTCTAACTTCACGAGCATGTTCGATACGAGCAGTTCTCCAATCAATACCTGTTTGTATTTCTAAGTTATCATTAACTGAATAATTTAATTTAGAAATTAATCCATAGGTATCTTGTCGATTGATAGAGTTTCTAAGAATTCCTGTTGAACGATTTTCATCTACAGAGAAGTTTTCATCGATGTTATCAGAATTTTGAGCAATCTCAGCATTCCAATCCCAAGCCCACGGTGAACTTGCATACCATCTTTCTCCCTCAACCGCTGGTGTTCTTGATACACTACCATATGTACCAGTTCCACCACCTGAACCACCACTCCAATAAGCAATAGATGAGATACCCATCTTATCGTTTATTTCTAAGAAGTGATTTAAGTTCACTAATGGTTTATGGAAGAAGTTTTCTCTTTCGTTCAAGAAGTTCTTGTTGAATCTATCTGTTGTTCTTGCACCATACATATACCAATATTGTTTACCTGTATAAGATGGGTCAATAGGTGCGACATTCTGATTGAAAAATCTACCAGCTTCAGTTTCGAATTTGTTACCTTCTGCAAAAGCATCAGTATCATATCCGTCTACATCACCAGCCAACTCTTGTGAGTAAGTAGCGATATTCTGTTTGTATAGATTTTGTCCATGTCGTTGTGGAGCACCGATTGCATATAACTCGAACCTTTGTTTATTACTTACAGCATATGAACCACCGAAGTAGTATGCCCAAGCATCAGTCCAAGTTCCATCGATTATTCCATCACCAGTTTTACGAACAATAGTTCCACTTAAAGCTAACTTGTCATTTAAAATAAGACCAGTATTGTAGTTAAAAGTAGTTTTTAGAAAACCACCATCACCAGCTTCTTGTTTGAACTTTCCACCCTTTTCAAAAGATGTAGGGTCGGTAATAATATTCATTGTTCCACCAATAGAAGGTGTAGCAAGATTAACAGCTGATAGACCTCTTTGAACCTGAATTGAAGATGTAGCATCACCTACACCATCCCAATTAGACCAATAAACCCATCCGTTCTCCATATCATTTTGGGGAACACCATTAATCATCACTGCAACATTTCTTTGATTGAAACCACGAATGTTGATACGAGCATCACCCGCACCACCACCTTGTTGAGTTGCATATACACTTGGTGTTGTGTTAAGAATCATTGGAATATCTTGAGAACCTAATCTCACTTCCATTTCTTCTTTACTAACATTAGTGTAAGCAACAGGTGTAGTTTCAGATGCACGAGATGCTAACACCTCAACATCTGATAGTCCTACAAAACTAACTTCTAAAACGAAGTCGAGTGTAGCACTTTTCTCAACAACAACTGATTTAGTTATTGATGAGAAACCAATGTAAGAAGCTGTTACATCATATGTTCCAGAATCAACTTTGATAGAAAAGGCACCAGTATTATCTGATACTCCTCCTAAGTCTGTTCCGTTAACTACAATGTTAGCTCCTCCAAGTGGATTTGAGTCCACATCAGTTATTACTCCGACTATTGACTGTGCGAACAGTCCAGTCATCATAAGCACTGATGATAACAGATTACGATATTTATTCATAATCATCTCCTTGTTGTTACTTGTGAATGACACATTTTTATCCTGGTGTGTCGCCTGCCAGGGTATGTGAAAATATTAATTCGCATAATCTTGGTCATCGTTGTCACCTGTTAAAGGTGGAACTTCACAACTATCATTATTACAGAACTTATCTATCTCTGCTTCTTCGTGTTTAATTACACCGAATGATAGTTTTCCAAGTTTCTTAACTTGTTTATTATACTCTTTCTCATCAATAGCTTCATAAGGCATCTGTGGATATGCCCCCCAATCATGTCTTGGTAGTAAACTGATACCTTTCAAATGATACTGATAATAATTCAATACATTTGGAATCTCATCACCCTCTTTTTCGGGGTCAAAGGTTACAGTACAACTTACTTGATTGTCCGCCCAATGTCTTTGTAGGAATGCTGCCAATGAGAATTGTTCCCATATACTTAAATCAGCAGCAGTTCTTATACCCTCACCAACATCCACAGGAACTTCTACTACTAATGTAGAATCCTCTGAACCAAAAGCAGGTTCTATTTTGTACCCAGCCTTTGTTAGTGGTTCAACGAGTTCAGAATTGATTGATAATCGTATTCTACGAATATAAAATCTTGATTCAGGATAATGTAAACCTGGAGTACTACCAGCCAATAATGATACAGTTCCACTTGGTTTTACTGAAGTGGTTTTAATTGATTTTGGAATAGCAAACCAATCTGAATACACATCATCCCATTTTTGTATAACATCGTATCCACCATTTAACCAAGTTTTTAATTCATCTAAACCTCTATGTGTGATAAACTGAGCAACACCACTAACTGAACAACCAATTCGTCTGTTTCTCAACATAACTCTGTTGGTATCACTCCAATGAGTTCTACCTAATGTTACAGTCTTTGCATATAAGTAAGCATATTTTAATGTTTTGGCATAATCTTCAAATGAATCGTGGTTATCTGGAAATGTTTCTACTAAACAACATAACTCATATGATTCTAATGATTGTTCCAAACAAGGATTACCACCCATTACTCTGTGGTCTTTATCATCACCACCATTTTTCATACGAGAATACTTTTTCATGTTATCCAACCAAGCCAAACCTGGTTCTCCATTATCTACGATTCTCTTTGATACTTCTGTATAATCCATACCTAACTCAGCAAATATACTATTGTTTGATGTCCAACCATATTGGTCTCTATGTGGATTTACTTTATAATTTTTTAAATCTAAGTATTCTTCTGAATCAGGGTCTCCAAATACAATCTCAGCAGTTCTTCTAACATTACCTGCAACAACACACTTACCAATCAGATTCATTATATCTACGATTGTTGTGATTGTGATTGGATTACCCGCATTACCCTCTAATACTTCTGTAATACTTTCATGAACTTCTTCTAATGGGTCTGGTCCTGAACTAACTCCACCAAATCCTTTAATTGGTTCACCTGCTAATCTAATTAAACTATAATCAAATTTGACTGGTGCTTGTCCATGAAAATAACTTTCCAATAATAACCTTAGAGATTCTACCCAACCCTCACGAGTATCAGGTATTACAAATACTTGTTCTTCTCTATCTTTTTCTACACCCTTAACAAGTATTTCCCCCGCTCCTTTGGTATCAAAACCTACACCAACTCCTAACATACTTGCATCCATTAAGAAACAAAATGGTTTAGAATAATCATCTTTGATTGTTGATGTTGATACAAATGCACAATTGTTTAGTGCGGCATATAAATTCTTTTCTTCTGTGATTGCAGTTCCCATAGCCCATAAACCACGACCAGGTGGTAAGAACTTCATATTAAAAATTCTATCATACATTTCTTGTGCTGATTTCTGTGCCTGCCAAGGATTCCAACCTAACTGATGTGAATCAATGTGATTCAACTGCATTGAATAAGTTCCCTCTACAACTCTTTGAACGGTTTCCCACCATCTTTCGTTTTTACCATCTTCTTTTATACGAGAATATGTTCTCATATAAACTAATTCACCTAATCCGTTGAACCCGAAAGGTGCCTTTTTTCTCTTATATTTTGCAACAAAATTTTCCGATAACTTAAATTTGTTTTCTACCATTTGAAACTAACTCCTGTGTTTTCTGTTTATATTTTTTCACCATAACTAAGTATAGTATATAAAGCGGAATATTCCAATATTTCTCATTTTTTTAGAAGTTTTAAAAAGAATTTCTTAGAAGTTCTATTCGAATCCACCAGCATCAAAATCTTTCTTCTTCTGTGCCAATGTTTTACGAACATACTCATCCGCATTGTTCATTTTTCCTTGTGCCTCACGGCCACCTTGTGTACTGGTCTCATATATTTGTATGTTACCTGTATTTGTATTGATAGAAGCAGGAAAGGTTATCCCATCGGGTCCAAATCTGTTTTTAATTACATGAAATCTACCTGTGTTTGCAATCTTATCTTCTACTTTCCTACTCATACTCATTACAAAATCAGCAGTCATCACTTTAGAATAATCCTCTGAAACTTTATCAGCCCCAATCACATCTTCCTCTAATGATGAACGATTAGCCTGTGAAGCTGTCCATAATGGAACATCAAACTCACCAGCCATTCCCCTTAACTCTTCATAAACATGACCTATTTGATGTCTTTTTTCATTGAAGTGTTGTGTAGATTTCATAATATCAGCATAATCCACAATAATCATATCAGGTTTAATACCTTGTAATACACATTGTTGTAAATGTGCTGTTAAAGTGTTTACACTTGCAGTTCTTGTTGGATAATATTTAATAATTAAATTACCCTTTAATTTATTTATAGCCTTTAATACATCATCTTTATAGTATTGTAAGTTACCTGTTGGTTGTCCACTTACTATTGTATCATATCTTAACCCTACATACTGAGCATTTAACTCTAATGTATAATGAATTACATTCAATCCTTTTGCAACTGCATGAGCTCCAATAGCCTGAAGTGTCCAACTCTTACCAATACCAGCAGGAGCAACTACAACTCCAAGTTCACCACCAGCTAATCCACCATCCATCAAATCATTAACACTATCCCATTGTGTTGGTTGTGTTACTCTTGCTTGTTGTGTCATTCTTTCTTCAAAACCTGTAATGTATTCGTGTCCGATATCTCTTTCCATACCAGCGGTCATGGCTTTATCTATAATGGTTTTTATTTCATCATACCTTTGAGATTCTAATAATTCTACTGAATCCATAATAGCATTCTTAACAACTTGATTCTTACAAAACTCTAATGTTTTTTCTTGAACAAATTCTAAATCATTACTCTCACGATGTTGCCATGCATTTCTTAAACTATCTACAATAGCTGTTTTTAATACATCATTCTCTACATCATCAATCAGAACTTTGATTGCTTCCATTGTTGGATTTGTTTTGTATTTGGAAAAATAATCCTTGATAGAATTAATCAAGAATTTATTACTATCAGAATCAAAATAACTAATCTCTAAAATATCAACAACTTGTTTGATAAACTTGTTATCTACAAGAAGTGATGTAATTATTTTACTTTGAAAACCAGTACCATATTTTATTAATGATTCACTCATATATATAATTAGTTCCTTTTTTTCTCAGAATACAATTTATTTTCTCCAAATCCAAATTGGCTCTCCAAATGCTGTATTTTGAGTTTTTTGTGTTTGTTCTTTTAATTTATCATCAAAGTATTCACTCTTGGCATTACCAGCCCCACCACTATTGAATCTCTTTGTCATTTCCATTCCAATACATCCATCATAATGTAACCCTTTTTTTGATAGAAAATCATTCATTGGATTACAGATTTCATAATAACCTTTATCTTTTGGATTGTATACATCTGCAATATTAATTGCAAGTATCCCACCTTTTTTTAAGGTAGGGATTAATTTTTCAAGTGTTTTGTGTAAAAAGTTTTTATTCCAACTATCAATATCTTTATATCGAATGTAACTTTGTGTATCCTCATCTGAATATTTTTCTACATTGAAATAAGGTGGTGAAGTAAAGATTGTATCAAAGTGATTTTCATACTTTGTATAATCTACATCTTCAGCAGGTGAACAAATTAACTCAACTTTCTTTTCTTGTTCGAACATTGTTCTGTGTTTCTCATAGAACTCAATTTGTTTTTTATAGTTTGGATGATTGGTGGTGTTTGGGTCAATACCAACGAATGATTTTGTACTTTCTCCACAATAAAACCCAGCCAACCTATCACCCCAACCAGCACTAAAATCGAGTACATTAGTACTTCCATAATAATCATAAAATGCCTTTGCTATACTTGGTTTGAATTGAGAAGCAACATACTTTCTCAATGTGGTTGCCATCCTAATTGATTGTTCATCTACCTTTGTTAATACTTGGTCTAAGGTATAGAACGCTCTTACAATAGTTTTTATTCCCTTTACAGTCTGCCATGTTTTCCAACCACTCGGTGTTCTCGTCCAATCTACTTTCCATCTTGTTTCTATATGAAAGGGATTCGAAGCATTATTACCAGAATTATCCCTCCTGAAGTAACAACTCTTTAAATAATACTTCGATTCTTGTTCATTTCTTGGAAACCAACTATTCTCTACTAATAATTCTGGCCACCTTACGCTTTTGAGCTTGTTTAAACTATCAAGTGTTTGTCGTTCCGATATAACTGGTATCGGTGGCCTATATGTATGTAAAACTTTTGATAACTCTTCAATTACTTCTTCTTTTTCATAAGTAGTAATAATATATCTCCATTCTTCTTCATCAATAAAGATGTATGGTTTCATATCATAAAACTTTTTAAAGTAATCTGAAATTATCATCCTAAGTTTCCATATAAATCTTGTACTTTTTTATCGTAAAAATCTTTTTTCTTTTTTTCACGATACTTCTGTCTTGCCTTGGCTTTTATTTCCTCAGCATTTCTTTTATAATGTTCCATCTGCCACTTTCTTTGGGCTTCTCGTTTTTCTTTTTCACTATGGTATTTTCTTTTTCTACCCATGACTCTTCTCCGCCATGTGATTCAACCTATTGAATGTTGAATGTAACCAACTATCTAAGTTTGGTAAGGCAGTGTATAATTTATCCTCTAAGAACATCCTTTGAAATTTGTGTTTAACTAATCTCTGAATTGGTTCTCCTGTTATGTGTTGAGTTTTTTGTCTACTACTACCACCCATAACACTATCGGTTAAGTCCATTAGTTTTTTATTTAAAAGTAATTGGTCTTCATTATTTACAATAGTTTCACATATTTTGTATTTTTTTTGGTTCGCTTTTGAACTCTTCATAATATCTTCTATAGAATATTCGTGTGGTGATTCAAGGAATGGAAATACTTTCAGTAGTGTTTTTAATCCAGCACCTTTTATACCTGGTATCCCATCTGATTTATCACCATCTATAGCTCTGAACAATAAGAAATTCTTTGAATTAATTCCATATTCATTCACAATTCTTTCTTCATCATACATCAACTTTTTCGTTGGTGAATAAACTTGTATTCTATCATCCACCAACTGAAGAAAGTCTTTATCGGTTGACATAATTGTAACCTTATCATTAAATACATGCTTAGCTGCATAACCAATAACATCATCTGCTTCTACATTTTCAATGTTCATTAATGTTAATGGTAAACATTCAAGGTATTCTATTACTCGATTCAATTGACGAATCATCATCTTGTGTTCATCTTCTCTTGTAAGTGAAACATCTAAGTGTCGATTCAATCTAACTGACATTTTTCTTCCTGCTTTATATTCAGGAAAAAGTTTTCTTCGGCGGTTAGACCCACCTTTACCATCAAATACTATGATAGTTCGTGTAGGTCTAACCATGTTGATTGTGTAACCAATTGACCTTAAAAAACCTACTATTCCACCAATGTGAATTCCATCCTCATTAGTAGTAGGTATGGCTGAAAACACTCGTATGAATGTGTTCAATCCGTCAATAAGTAAAACCGAGTCATTTGGTTCACCACTATCTACTTTACCGCCAGATTTTTTAATCTCTTCGAGTATCGATAAGTGTCTCTTATTAATCACCGATAACCTCATCTGTGAATTCTACATCATCAATACCAAGTTTCTCTTTGTATTTCAATATAACTTTATCACAAATGATTTTGTATACATACTCTCTCAACTCATCATTTTTGGTAATTAACTCTTCCCAATCTTTCGATAGGAACTTATGGTCTTTACCATCTTGGTCTGTAAGAGTGTACCATGCACCACCTGATTTAACTAACTTGTGTTCTTTCAACACAGTCAACCATGCACCATAATTATCTATACCTCTATCAAAGTACATATCATAATCTGCATGTCGTAAAGGTGGCCCTAATCTATTCTTAACAATCTGTGCTCTACACTTCATACCAAGAACATTCTTTGCCGTATCTTTGATTTGTCCCATGTTCTTCAATCTAATTCTTGTTGAAGCATGGAATGGTAATGCCTTTCCACCACTTGTAGTCCAGGGGTCTCCAAACATTACACCTAATTTTTGTCTTAACTGATTTGTAAATACTAAGGCTATTTTCTGTCTACCAATCATCTGAGTAATCTTTCTCATAGCTTTAGATATAATAATGGCCTTGGCTGTTGCCCAACCATCTTTATCAAAATCTGCTTCTAACTCTACTTTAGTAGTAGCGGCTGCAAGTGAATCAACTAATATAGTAACTAATCTATCTTTATCTGATTCTCTTACTTTGGTTACGATTTCTTCAATCGCTTCAAAGATATCTTCTACAGTTTCTAAATGTAGATATAACATCTTACTCATATCAATTCCAATCACATCCATGAACTCTTGAGAAACTGAAGTTTCAGTATCTATATATACTGCGATTCCACCTTTCTTTTGAGTTTCTGCCAACATATGAGCCCCAAGTAGTGATTTACCACTTGATTCTAATCCGTTGATTTCTGTGATTCTACCTACGGCGATACCACCATCAGGTTTATTTGATATAGCCAAATCTAACATAGAACTACCTGTGGATATAAAATCTTTTATATCAGTAGGTGTGTTATCAGTACCATCTAAAAAGTATGCTACCTTGTTATCTTTGAATTTTTTATTTAAACTATCGGCCAAATTTGAGGCCAATACATCATTTACTGATGCCATCCTAATCTCCTTAAGTTAATAATAGTGTGTAGTTAGGGAATACAATAACACCCATCTCTACTTTTCTTGTATGTTGCCACACACTATATATTGTTATTATTTATGAATTAAACAATTCATCAAAGGCATCTGAAGTATTACTCTTCACTTTAGCATTTGATAGTTCAGTTTTAGAAACTTCTTCTTTAGAAGTAGTAGTTTCACCATCTGTGTTATCATCACTTGGATTCAACCACTCATTCAGAATATCTGTAAGGTCATCATAAGATAACTCTTGATAGATTTCCTTAATATCTTGTTGGGTTTTAACCAATTCAAGAGTTTCAGGTTCATCTGAAATCGGTGTTTGATTAGGTTTTACTCGGATTTTTGTTGTAGGAAACGATGCTCCCGTCTCTTCTGCTGATAAGAACTCAACAACTACATCACGACCATTTACTGCATCTGTGATATCACCATAATCAGGGTCAGCGATTATTGAAAGAAGTTCTTGATAAACTGTCTTTCCAAATCCCCAAAATTTAACACCTTGTTTTTCTTCTCCTCTTACAATGACTGGTGCAAAAGTTCTCATCTTAGCTTCTAACTTACGAGCTAATTGATAATCTTCCTTAGAACCACTTCCTTTTAGTTTTTGAGCAAACTCCTCGATTGGGTCTGGTCTACCAAAAGAAATTGGTGAAAGATATGAACGATTGTTCAGATTGTAGTGAAAGAATAATTCAATAAAAGGATTATCTTTATTGAAAGCATAAGGTACTATTCGAATTTGTGTTTTACCTGGTTGTGGTTTCCAAAGACTGGAAGTACGATTGTTTGTGGTTTGTAACTGATTAAGTCGCTTTTTAATTGCATTTAAATCCATTATTCATTCTCCTATTTGTTTAGTTTTATTATTCATTTATCATTCGTATCATTTATCGATACATTAATAAATATAACCTTGATTGATTAAAATCAATTTTTTCTTGCCTTTTGCAAAAAAAAAGGTTCGGTTGTTTTTTAAAGTTTTAATATAGTGGAAACTAAAAATACGGTTGAACCTTTTTTTTATAAATTTTTAATTGGAAATCTTAGGGGATGTAAGGTTAACGATTACTTACAACTTGAAGCTCTGATTTTTTATACCTTGTACCTAACATCTTTCAGTTATGAAAGTGATTCTCAAGATGGTTAATCTCATTGAATCGAGTACAACCTCTATGCCATTACTTTAACTCTCAGAGTTTAGTTTATTCAGTCATTAAGTGGGATTTCAGTATTACCCTTACCCACAACAAGGTCAACAGAATCGTTTCTGTTTTTTTCTTCAAGTACTTCTGATTATTGATGTCTCAACTACCGAAATGATTTACACCTAAGTAGGTTCACCACGAACTAATCTGTGATTGCCTTATGAGCTTCCGAAGTATACTCATTATTCAGCCAATCCCATACCGAGTTAATTACTCTCAGTACTTTCCGATTTCTCAATTTTCAAAAAACTTTGTATCTCATTTTAGATACATAAATATATATGTATATAAATTCTCAAAATAGCATTTATTTTGCAAAAAGTTAATTTTTTTTTAAATTTTCTTTTGCCAGTCGTTTACATCGACAATTTGATGTATTTTTGTAGGTATGATATTCAATCCACTTTCAGCAGTTAATATCAATGTGTTTTGAAACTCTGACCAATCTACTTGAAATGATTTATCAAGAACTCCACCGTTCTTTTCTCTGATAACTTCATTCAATGCGTTGATTGTATAGAGTGTATTTGATTGTTTCTTTCTGTGTAACGATATAGTGTTCTCAATGTTCTCTTCAAAGTTATCCATAAACTCAACATTGTAAGTACACATTAATTGTGTTGGGTCATTTTGGTTACTAAAAACATATATCTTATCAAATAGAATATCATTGCATGATACAATAACATCTATTATTTCATTTAATTTTGGAACCCTTGTGAATGTACATAGTAATTGTGTTCTCATGTTATCTCCTAAAGGCCCCCAATAATCCAGACCAATCTTTGGTTACTAATTTGTAACTTGATTTTACTGATGGTGCTCCATCCATTTGTCCTGTAGAAAATCTAATCTCAATAATAATAGTACCGATACCACCCATCTCTTGTGTACCAACATCTAATAAAAATTTGTATCCAGCCTGTGATTCTTGTAGTTCATAATCGGCAATAAACTTATCTGGCCCCATTTGTTTATCATAGAGTTTCTCACTTGGTATAAACCAAAATGTTTTACCACCTTTAGCGGCATAAAATAAACTTGTATCTCCTACACTTAATTGTCTTTTAAATAGAGTACTCAAGTTCATTCTAATATTATTTTCTTCTTTAGAAAACAATTCTGAAAATATATCGTTGAAATGTTTACCTCTTTTTACCTGCCAATCTTTCCATTGTGGATGATGTTTTTCTTGAAGTTTTCTACAGAAGTATTTAAACTTTTTTGTTTTTGCAGAATACTTTTGTTTAGGAAATCCAACTGCCTCTGATAATATATTCAATTCATCTTCTTTTAATATTTCTTTTTGATATGCATCCCAAGATGATTTTGAATGTCTTTTAAATATCTTCTGTGCTTCTTTATCTTTTGTTAATGAATTAAATAACTTCTCTACTAACTTCATCCAATCTTTGGTCATTGAGTTAAAGTTTTTATTATATTTCTTTATAAATTCAGCACCTTTTAACTCAGGCATTCCTAATATTTTTGTAAAAGTACCTAATGTTAAATTCTTTAATTGTCCAACTCCAGCCTTTAATGATATACCAACATCACCATAACCACTAAAGTTACCAGCAATATCAGCAGCTCCAAATTTAGAACCATCATTTGTTGGGCCAGTCCACATCATATTCTTACCCTTACCCAACTCTTTTTTAACTCTTGTAGATAAGTTTTTTGCATCTGAAACTAATGCTGATTTTGGTATTGAGTCTTTTTGTAAGAATCTTTCCCAAGCCGAACCATCTGGTTTGACTGTTCCTAATCCAGCATTTACCGCCTTTATAGTTCCATTCTTAAAAAACTTTCCAACCTCTTCACCATCTTTAAACGAACTATTACCACCACCAACTAATATACCAGTCATTACTTCGTGATAAAATGTAGTTGCAGATGTATCACCTTTAGCTTCCACTATCGGTTCTTCTATTTTAGTACCTGATAAGTTATTTAATAATTCCACTCTTGCCTCAACACTCCAATTATGTTCTTTTAAAATATCCCATAATTTAATAAGATGTTGTTCATTAGTCAAGTCTGGACTTCCATCTTTAATAATGTAACTTAATTCGTTTAATATTTTATCCCAATTCATTTAGAATCTCCTGTGTACATATCAACTAAATCCCCATAATCGAAATCATTAGAATAATCTGTACTACCATACTTATCCCAACTACCAACTGCATCTTGGAATCCCTCGTACTTCTCACCAGTGTTTTTAATTTTTTTAATCACTTGTACTTGTATTGTTTTTTTATCTTTCTTTCCACCATATGGGTCATCAGCTTTTGGATAATGTAATTGAGAGTAACCACCTTTATTATACCAAGGCTCTGGTTTACTATCATCCACACCCAACACTCTCGTTTGTCCTGCAGGTGAAAAACCTGTATCTGGTTCTCCCTCATCTGCTGTTGAGATATGTCCTGAACTTATTTCTAAAATATTTTCTTGGATTTCTTTTTTCCAATCAATAATCTTTATGGGTAAATTTAATCCTAATGCTATTCCTAACATCAATCTACTATTTCCCCCTAATAAATATAATCTTTTTGATTTATCCCTCACAACTATAGGTGCTGGAATCTTCTCTTGAGTTTTTAACCCTTGAATAATCCTCTTGTAATCCTTACCATATTTCTTAGCTCTTGAGATAGCTTCTTTCATTCTATCCTCTGGAGCTAAATCTAATATTTCACCAGCATCAGAGTTTTCTAATGAACGAATCTCTTCTTCACTTGGAAATTCATATAAAGCAGTTTTGATATCTGAATAACCATCATCTTTATCTTTCCAAAACTTTGGAAGTTTTCTTTTAGTATGTTCATTATCAAGATACTCATCAACTTCTTGGTCAAGTTCAGATTGCATATATGGTCTCATATGTCGATAGCTCTTTAAAGATTCATATAAAATATCTTTCAAATTATACAAGTAGTTTCTCCGTTATCTCATTCATAGTATGATAATTATCTCCCATATAAACTCTTGTAGGATACTTACCATCACACTCTATAATATTCTTTACTTTCTTGAGATATTCTAACCCATCAGTTTTGTAATCAAAATCAAACAAAAAAGCATCATAATTGTAGAGAATTAGTTTACTCTTAAAAGTTTCCTTTTGCATATAAAAGAAAAACTCATCTAATATATTAATATTATGTTCTGTCTCCATCAACTGAATCATATAGTTAAATAACTTATTAGGATTCATATCAGGTAAATTCTCTTTACTTATCACTCTATTATAAATATCAGATTTGATGATTTTATTAGCTTTCCACTTACTCCACAAGTCCTTTATATACACATCTACCTCACTAAAGAAAGGATTATCTTTAATTTCTTGAGATATTCCACCATATAAGTACTTAAATGTTAATTTTTTACCATCTTCGTAACTTAAACCATAAGTATCTGCAAGGTGTTGATGTACATTACCTTTAGGAAATTCATAGTTTATTTTCTCACCAATCAATCTTGGATGATATGCATCATAATCAAATTCAACCAATACACCATTATCGAATCTACTAATAAACTTCTTTCTACTACCATCTTTTTTATTCAAAGCTGCAAAGTTCATACCACCAAATCTGTTTGATGGTCTACCTGTACTTGTGTATGGATTATATTCTGAATACACAATACCATCTGTAGTTTGTATTCCATTACTCTCTACATCAGATAAAACTTCTAAGATACTTTGGTCATAGTAATCACAATCTTCAACATAACCCATCAATTCATCTGCAACATTTGAAAGATACTCACCATGTTTTACCAAAGGAATAATATCATTCACATTATCCTTTTCAAAGTGTACTCTGTAATTATGATGATGTGCATTTGTTAGATGTTTATCAAAATCATATGGTTCATTTGTTTTCATATAATGGCACCAATTCAAATCTATTAATCCAAATACATCATCACACTCAATCATTGAATTATGTTTAAATGATTTCATATCACCCACACATACTTTACTATCATCTACATCAAACTTTTCTATAGTTCCCCACTTCTCATTATGATTTACAGGAACAATATACTTTTCAAATGGTGTTACGATAAGAAAACAAGACACACGATTCTGTTTAGGATGTTTGTTTGCATCCGATAATATCTGTAGATAAACGAAGTGTTGAGTTTTCATTCTTTTTTGTAATGAAACCCACTTCTCTTTAGAATTTACTATAACCATTTAACCCAATTTGTATTTTACATAAGTAACTATTTGTTCTGCAATGTTTGTTTTACAGAACTTATCCATCCCCTCAAAACCAGGTGATGAATTTACTTCACAGATACTATAACCACCATCATTAAATAGTAGGTCAACACCTGCTATATCCAAGTTTAATAATCTTGCACACTCACCACTTAAGAACTCAATCTCTTCTGTAATTTGATAAGGAATACCCTCACCACCTCTTGTGATGTTTGCTCTAAAATCATCATCTGTAGATTGTCTCATCATACAACCCACTACTTTACCATTCAAAACAAATACTCTTAAATCTTTTCCATATGAATCTTCAATAAACTCTTGAATAATAATGTTATAACTTGGTTTAGTTATCTCGGCCATTCTCATCAATTGTTTTAATTGTTTTCTGTTCTCAACTAAGAATACACCAGCACCAAATGAACCACTTAATGTTTTAACAATAATTGGATAGTTTAAACTACTTTCAATAAACTCAACATCGATTGGATGTTTCACCAATAGTGTTTTAGGTACAGGTAGATTTGATTGTCCAAGTATTTGTTGTGAGTATAACTTATCTTTAACTGCATCAATAGATTCACTACCATTAATAAGTATCACTCCCAACCTCTCTAAATGACGAATAATTGCCTTTATAAAATAGGTTGTTCCACTACCAGTTCTTGGTATTACAAAATCAGGTAATGCTCTCGCCTTACCATCAACACGAATACTTTTTCTATCATCCCTATCCACATAGATATCTACATCTTGTGGATTAACCACACGAACTTTTATATCTTGTTTTTCAAACTCTTCAACTAATCTCTGAGTTTCGTATGATTCCTTAATATCTCTTTTATATAGTATCCAACCTGTCATCAATCTAAGTATATTTCACTCCATAGTTTTGTTGTTTCAGGAAACTTCTCTAACATAATTTCTTTCAATGCCTTAGCATATTCTTGAATTTCTACTTGTGATGTTGGTTCATCTCTTAACTCAATGAAATTCATAACACTTTGAAATGATGCCGTCCACCATACCTTTGTATAAACTGTAAGTGGTAATATACTACGAGCTTGTTCTTTGGCCATACCACTCTTTAACATTTCTTTATAGGCAGAAATGGAATTCATTTGAGAGATAGTCCATAATTGTTTCATCTCTTTTTGATTATCAACTAACCCATCACTCGCCTGTTTATTATCTTCTGATTGTTTACGAAATTCTGTTGGTTCATAAAATTCATCATATGGAACATACCTACCACTAATCTCATTCCAAGCATGGTCTTTTGTTACATGAGATGATGTAGTTTCAATACCAACGACATGTTTGTACCATTGTCTCATCACAAACTCAGGTGCTTTAATAATGAACATACCATGTTGATGTCTAAATGGTGAAAAGTGTTTGTGTTTAATTAAAAACTTAGATAATTTTCTATCTTTATTTTCAAATTTATCACTCCTACCACCAAATGATACACGAGCAGCATTTACAGGTGTTAAATCATCACCAAGTGTATCTACTAATTCTATATATCCTTTATCTAATACATCAATTTTCATTTTTTTCTCCTTTTAATATTTGTGCAAGTTCCATTTTTCTTCTTCGTTTGTATTTCTTAGCGTACTCTTTTCCACTTGTGGTTCTTAACCATATTTTTAAATACAAAGATTGAACTATACTCTTTAGAAAATTTATAACCATTTATAATATATATTAAATTAAATCCTCAAAATACTAATTTTCTTCGGCATCTCGGTCTTTTTCTGAATCAATGGTGAATTGTACAAAATCTACTTGTTCTTCACCAGAAACTTCTTTGAACTCAGGTTCCGTAATCTTTCCTTTTTGTTTTACTAATTTTTGCATATCTACTCTCATGATACCTGTAATATTGGTTGTCCATCCTGTAGTATCAATAGTATGTTCTTGTGATTTAATTTGGAACAAAGCATATTTCCTATATGTTTCAGGTAAATAATCCACTGCAAACATATCAAATAAATCTAAACCACCAATACCTGGCATACTGAATGAAACTTCAACGGGTACTATTGGGTCTACTTCCATATCAGATAGTAGTGTTTTATTCATAAAGTAAAGTAAAGTTCTTTCATAAGATGCAATCATAGTACCATTTGAATTCCATATCAATCCATTCTTATCTGGATTATCAACATCAAAGGATGTTAACCCATCAAATGGTTCACTTGTTTCATTTGCTGTTTCTTCATCTGCTCTTAAGTTATTAAGTTCTTCATCTAATTCAGATTTATTTTTATCACCAAAATTTACTTTTTGTGATGGTTTTACTTTTTCTAATTTAGTATCACCAGATTGTGCATCAAGAACATCTTTGGCTGATGGATTATTACTAACTTTAGTTTTATACTTTTGCATCTCACCTTTCATAAAAGGATTAGAAACATCATGCACTAATATATCTTCGAATGGTGTTATATCTGAACCATCTTGAGTAGCTCGTATTGCCTCGTTTTGTAGTTCACCAAGTATTTTAGCACCTTTATCTTCTGGTTTGTTTGTAGTACTATTTGGATTAGTAGATAGTTTTTTATTACTATGATATAATGCCATAGTTGCCATCTCAGATGATAGATTTACATTTACACTAAAATCTTTAAATAAAGAATGTTTCCCATAATTAGAGAACATAAAAGTATCTACGGCACCCTCATCATCATTAGAGAATGCTTTTGCCTTTGCCTTATCTCTTGTATAATCTTCACGAACTTCAGGATTGTTATCAGCAACCCTACCCTCAGTTTCAAATCTATCCACCATACCAATTTTACCAGTATTATTTACATCAACAACCATCTCAAAGTTCCAATATCCTCCGTACAATGAAGCCACAGCACCCCAAAAACTATTCATAGCATTTTCAAGGTTATTAACAGAACTAAAAAAGTGTTTTAGATAATCTGAACTAAACACCATGTTTCGTATAATACCTTTATCTTTATCAGGATGTTTAAATTTTGGAAATCTTTGATTTATTTTTTCAAAATCTTCAAACAAATGTATATAATCTTTGAAAGCATCTGTTCCACCAAGTTTCTTCTTCATCAATCTACCAATATCACCTCTTAGTGCATTATTACCATTAACTTTAATCCTACCTGGTATACGACCTGGTAATATAACATCTTTATTAATTGTAAATGTATACTTACCATATCTACAAAGTGAATTTTCTACATCTGTACCAACTATTTTACCATCACCATCTACTCTATATTTTAAATTTCTACTTAATATTTGTGTTGATAATTCACCAGCATCCGTCTTTACATTTTTATTAGGATTAGATGGGTCTTCAGTTACTATAAATTTTTCTGTTTTAAATCCAAAGAAAGAACTCAATACGATATCTTCGAACCAAGCCCAATTACAATAACCCTTTTCTCCATTATGATACACTCCTGCATCACCATTCTTAACTGCCAGTTTAATATTACTATCAAGATTTTCCATGAACTTCTCAAAATAAAAATTAGAGTTAGCATAAGCATCTTCAAGTTTTTTTAAATTAGAATCTTGTATCTCAGTTACTTTACTATTTAAGTTCTCATCAATAGTACTTTTAAATAAATCCGCACCAATAGAAACTATTGTAGTGGTACAATCAAATCCACCATTTGGATTTATCTTGTAATCAAAATTTGTAATCTTACCAATGGTACAATAATAATCACCACCAGCTCTTTTTATTTTTAAATTTGTTGATTTAAATGATTTTAAAAACTCTTCCTCATCATTAATAACATCTGGTTTTATATCTACTTCTTTATTGTTTGACCACCCAAATTCTACAAACACAGTCCTACCATGTTTTAGTAAAGCAGATTCATATTCTTGAAATTTATTTATATCCCAAAACTTCCAAGTAATAGTAGTTTCTTGTATACCATAATTACTTTTATATGTAGTATTAATAGATTGGATACCACTATGTGGTCTAAATGTTGTATCAGGATTATTTGTGTATAAACTATCTTGAGAGGCTAATGGTTTATTAAGTGGTTGTCCATCTTTAAATGCACTTGATAACCTAAATAATTCTGATTTCTTTTTACCATCACCATCAACTCCATGTATAGCTGATGTTACTCTAGCCCAACAGGCGTTTGTTAGGAAATCCATTGCATTAAAACCATCACTCATAGGTTCTAATGGTGTAAATTCACCACTCCGATTCAATGCATCTATTCGGTTATATAAACTCCTTTGAACGAATTTATCTATTTGTTTAAATTCAAACATTGGTATTAAGTTTATTTAATTGTTTTACTACATCACCAATATCCATCGGTATAACTAATTTCTGTCCGACTGTGAACTTAGTTCTACCTTGAAAGTTATTTGCTCTTGCAATAATCCACCATAAAGTTTGGTCTCCATAAAATTTATTTGCCAAAGTCATCAACGAATCATCAAATTTTGCATAGTAGATTACATCACTATCTTTACTTTCGATATCAGGATATAGTGTTGTGGTTAATACTTTTTTCTTATTAACTTTATCGTTCTGTATTTCTGTGTATTTATATCTACTCATTAGTCTGTATAAACTCCCTTACTCCAATGTTTAGGGTCTGTAGCTTTTTGCATATCAGGTCTACTTGTAGTTCCATCTCTTGGGTCATTCTTTCCAAATACACCATTGTTTCCATTACCCACTCCAAAATCTTTTAGGTGTGGAACATCATAGTGTTTACCTAATGTGTTCGGTAAGTATTTACCTACATGAACAAACTCTACTGATACAGAGAAGTAATGTGGTATTTGTAATCCCTCATCAATTTCCCAATTAGAATTTTCTTCCATAGTTACTGTGATACTATTAAAGTAACCTGGTGTGTTATTAAATAAATCACCAATAGTTAAATAAACATATGGTGCTACTGGTCTTTCTTCATCATCCCCACTAAGTATCTTCTTAAATGTTGGATAAGCCAATCCAACTAAAGCATTCATCTTTTCTTGAATGATTGGTATTTCTTGTTTACTAAAAGCAGCAACTTTAAAATCAAAACTTACACTACGAGAAGCACCACTATACAAGTGTACTGAATCAGGTCTACCGATATATCTTTCTGTACTCCATTCAGGAGTAATTGTATCTGTGATTGTTCCAAGATGAGCAGGAAATACTATCCACTTACCATTCACAGCATCTCTAATTCTAAACTTAATAAAATCTTTTGGTAATTTGTTATTTACGGTATTTGCAAATCCAATATTATCAAACTTACCACCATAAGGAACTTGTAATTGATTTGATACTCCTACTGAATATAAACCACCTCGATAAGCAACCTTTCCTTTACCAAGATTATAATCTTCTGCATTTTGAGCAGTTTCATCATCGTTCTGACCTTGAAATCCTACAACTTCAGCATTTGCCTGTGTTTCATATCCATTCTTTATTGCGTCAATTAAACTACCTTGTGGAATATTACTTTGTCCTCTACCATCAGTTATAGCACTTCCATTAAAATCTCTTAATTCATCATGAGTATCATTTCTGAAACCAAATTGATTGGTTTCTTCCTCTAAAGGCCCACCATAAGGCCCTAATGTACTATCAACTACTCGTTTAGGGTCTTCAAATTCTTGGTTACCTAATCCAAGTGCACCAATAACTGGATTTCTACCAGCTGAACCCTCACCCTTTATCATCCTTGAATCATATAATTGAAGTAATCTATTTGTTTTTCTCGCACCACCTATTCCTAATGCTCCACCTATAGCTCCAAATATTCCTGCATCCTCATCAGTTTCAGGCATCTTTCTATTGTTACCATCTTTATCAGTTTGATACTTTGGTGGGTCTTGGAAATCAAGAAAGGTTCCGTTAGTGTGTCGTGGTAAATGTATACCAGGTATGGCAGAACCAAATATACCACCTGGATTAAATATTCTATTTTCACCTATTGGATTTTGAGCCTGTAGTGCAAATTGTTTTAGATTAAAAAGAACTCCTTTAGATGTTAGAGTCCATTTGGCTAATCTTGTAACATCTTCAGCTGCTCTAACTATATTTAATGCTAGTCCACCTCTGAATATCCCATCATC